GTAAATACCACAACCATTATACGCCATACAAAAACCCATCCAAAAACAGTATTCCAGAATCCGGCGTTACACGTCCTGGAACTAATTTTTACCCGATGCACGAGCGTATCGGGTTTTTTGTTTATATTCGCCACAGGTTAAGTTAAGTTTCCTAAAATCGAAGTAGGGATCGATTTTTAAAATCCTACGTTCACGCGTAGGATTTTTTTATATATTTACCGAAAATAATTCCTTATGCCGATTCCAGTCGTAGTTTATACATTATTGGAGTACCAAACACTTTCCGCGGCAATCGCGACCGGTGCAACCAAAGTCGTTTACGGTGATAAAACCGTCGAATATCGTTCCCTTAACGATATGATTCGTATAAAAGGAATGATGGAAGCCCAACTTTTCCCGAACGATGTTAATAACAACGGTCGCACATACGCAGCAGTTTCCAAAGGTACAAATCCGGGCCGCCGCAGATACGGCAGATTTAATTATGACTAACATTTTAGACAAACTAATTTCGGCTGTAAGTCCAAAAGCCGGACTGGAACGTGCGAAACTTCGTGCCCAGGAAAGTATTATTAAATCCGCTAAACGTTCGTACGATGGTGCGACAAAAGGTCGCCGCGGCGAAGGTTGGACACCTGGCGGATCCAATAATCAAAACATAGACATTATGCGTTCTTTGCATTTGCTTCGCGAACGTTCCATCGATGCTTATAAAAACAATCCTTCCGTATTTAAAGCTATCCGAACCATCCAGAACAATGTAATAGGCACCGGTATAATGCCGACACCTGTACCGATGGCAGGCGACACCAAAGCACTAAGTACCACCGAAATTAAAAAAATAAAATCTGCGTGGGAATGGTTTGTAAAAAATTCCGATTTCGACAGTTTTTTTAATATTTACGGTTTGCAATCTATCGGAATGCGTACCGTTGCGATGCAGGGCGAAATCTTTGTCGTCCGTCAAAGGGACGCCGCCAAAGAAAATCTTATCCCGTTTAAACTGCAAATACTTTCGCCGCATATGTGCGACCATCAAAAGAATAGTTTTGCAACACTTCGAAGCCCGGATAATTATATCGTCCAGGGTGTTGAGTTTGACGCCCGCGGGCGCAAAGTCGGTTACTGGATGCACGAATACAATCCGAATAACGAATTCGCTTTAAAACTTGCACCGAAATTCGTTTCGGCCGACGATGTTATCCAGATATTTTATAAGGAATTCCCGGAACAGGTTCGCGGAATTCCGTTTGGTTCTTCTGCTATGCTAAATATGCGTGATTTATCGGATTACGAAGACGCTGCACTTATGGCGATGAAGGTTTCTGCGTGCCACGTGGCATTTACCACTATGCCGGAAATTGTCGACACCGTAAACGCGACCACCGAAGATGGAATTACGGTCGATCACATGGAACCGGGAATGATTCAAAGAATGGCGCCAGGTGAAACTGTTACATTCAACAAACCGCCTACGCCTGCAAATTATTCCGAATACGTTTCCAAAAACCAACAAAAAAGCGCGGCAGGTTACGGAATTACTTACGAACAACTTACCGGCGATATGGGTAACGTAAACTTCAGTTCCGGGCGCATGGGTTGGATTGAAGCACAGCGTCAAATCGAAGACTGGCAATATAATATGTTTATCCCGCAGTTCTGCGAAAAAATATGGGATTGGTTTATAGAAGGTCTTCTTATTAAAAATGTGATTTCCCGCAAAGTTGCGGCGGAATGGACACCACAAGGCCGCGAAATGATAGATCCAGTTAAGGAAATGAACGGACTTATTTTGGAATTAAAAGCCGGTTTGGTTTCCTGGGATGAAGCATGTAAACGCCGTGGTTATAATCCGGACGTTCTAATGGCTCAAATTATTGCAGACAAAAAACGTTTCAAAGACGCAGGTATCGAAGTAGAATGGATTATCCAACCGGAAGCGCTTGCGGATCCTGCGGTCGGTTCTGCCGGTATGGAAGGAACAATGAACGCGGAAGATCTCAAACGTGTATTAGATGCTTATGGCGTTGGGGTACGTGCCGGTACCATTACACCAACAGAAGCAGACGAAAAATATTTCCGAGAATTAGCGAAGTTTCCAGAAATGGGCGAAAAAGTTATCGCAGCTTGGAAGGAAGACGGCGGAATTCGCCGTCCGATTACACTTACGCCACCGGTCGCAGATGAACCACCGGCGGCAGAAATTACTGTATAATAAAAATATTTTTCCAAAAATTATCATTAATAAAAATTAATTATATATTTGTAGCATGGCAGACGATAAAAAAATTACCCAACAGATACCTACACAGCGCACCCGCGCTAAAGTTGACGTCGCCACCTTTAACGAAGAAAACCGAACAGTTGAGGTTACTTTTGCAACAGAAACCGCCGTTCGTTCATACGATTGGGATTTCGGTTCGTTTAACGAAATACTTTCCTTACTTCCGGAACACGTAGACTTAACCAGGTTAAAATCTGGCGCACCTGTATTGGATAACCACGATAAGTGGAGACCAACCGCAAAAGCGGTCGTGGGTGTTGTGGAAGACGCTTGGCTCGATGGTCTTGTCGGCCGTGCTCGTTTGCGTTTTTCCAATTCCGAAGAAGATAAAATTCTTATGGAAAAAGTAAAGGATGGAATAGTTACAGGTGTTTCTGTCGGATATGATGTTTTTACATACGAAGTTACCCGGACCGAAAACGAAATTCCAACCTGTCGCGCCATTAGTTGGATGCCGACAGAAATTTCCTTCGTACCTGTACAGGCCGACTTAAATAGTCGTGTAAGAAGTGCAGAAGAACAGCACGCCGTCGTACTTAATGACGTTACGCCAGTTGAAGAAAATACAGAAATTCCACCAGTGGTGGAACCAGAAAATACTAATACGGAAACCCAACCCGAAGAATTAAATAATAACGATAACACAATCGAAATGACTGAAGAAGAAAAAGCAGCAGCGCGTAAAGAAGCCGCAAAGTTAGAGCGTGAAAGAATCGCAGGAATCAGGTCGCATACTCGCGCTCTTGGACTTTCCAGTGAATTCGCCGACACGTTAATCGAAGACGACACGATCGATCTGGCAACCGCTGGACAGCGTGCGTTAGCAGAATGGGAAAAAGCGAATCCGTTTAACCCTAAACCGAACGCCAACCAGGCAACCGAAGAAAAAGGTAAAATTCGTTCAGCAATGACGAACGCGCTTGTACTTCGTATCGATCCGAATGCAGCTTCCGTTATGGGAGTTGAAAACGTTCGTGCCGCAGAAGAATTCAAAGGCCAAAGCCTTTTGAGATTCGCAGAAGAAGCGCTTATTCGTGGAAACCATAGCACCCGCGGAATGTCGCAGCGTGAAATCGCTACCGCAGCATTAGGCGGCCGCGTCCGTGGATTACACCACACGACCGACTTTCCTATGTTGTTACTTGACACCGTAAACAGGACTTTACTTGCACAGTACGCTTTGCAGGCCAGAACTTTTATGTCGTGGGCTCGTAGAACAACTATCGGCGATTTCCGTCCGATTTCCCGTGTACGTTTGTCTGAAATTCTGGGCGATCTTGAAAAAGTGCGCGAAGGTGAAGAATACAAATACGGCACATTGTCGGAATCTGGCGAAACTTACCAGTTGACAAAATACGGTAAAATTATCGGTATCACATGGGAAGCCATTATTAACGACGATTTGTCCGCCTTTACCAGAATCCCACAAGCATTCGCGGCCAAAGCTGCACAATTGCAGTCGAATCTGGTTTATAACACAATCCTTTCGGGCGGTTTCGCTTTGATGGGTGACGGAAACGCTTTGTTTTCGGCTGCGCACGGTAACTTTACAGGAACCGCAAACAGTCAAACAGCCGGTGGATCCGCTTTGTCCGAAGCGAATTTAACAATCGCTTACCAGGGATTTTTAAACCAAAAAGGCCCGGACGGCAGTTTTATTACTGTTGCGCCTAAATTTTTGGTAGTTGGACCGAAAAACGCATTTTTAGCAATGAAAATGACGTCTTCTAATTACACACCTGCCAAACAAGGTGATGTTCCTGTAGCTGCATTGGTAGGGCTTACTGTAATTGTTGAACCACGAATCCAGAATTATGAATGGTTCCTTATTGCAGATCCCGCAATGATTGACACCGTAGAATACGCATTTTTGGACGGTGAAGAAGAATTATTTATCGAGCAACGCGAAGGCTTCAATATCGATGGTATCGAAGTTAAAGCGCGTACGGTTTTCGCCGCCAAAGCGATTGACTGGCGCGGATTGTACCGTAATAACGGTGCAGTACCCGCATAAATAAAAAAACAGGGCGGCTACGGTCGCCCTTCTTATAAAAAATAATAGCGGTTTTCCGCATTTAATAAAATACATCAAATGACAAATTTTAGAGAAAAAGGCGAAACACTTGTCGTACCTGCTTCGGCTTCGGCTTATGCTTCTGGCGATATTGTAACGGTAGGTGCTACTGCCGGAATTGCAGCGGGTAAAACCGCAATAGGCGACGATGTTGTCGTAAATATGTGCGGTGTTTATACCGTTCCTAAAGTTGCTTCAGGTGCGATTACGCAGGGTGCAAAAGTCTATGTTATCGCCGGACAAGCGGGAACGACCGTGGGATCTAACGTATTTTTGGGTTATGCCTGGGATGCGGCCGCAGATGGTGCCGGAACCGTTAACGTTCTTTTAGCGCGATAATGAAATGGGTAATATCTTTGATTCGCTGAAACGAAAAGCGTTCGACGTCGTTACGCTAACAATGGGTTACGACGCAACGTGGGAAAGCAGCGAATCGGGGGTTTTAGTCCAGACTGCCCGCGTAGGATTTAAGGATCCATCGGAAAAGCAGGAATTATCGGGTATAGATTCCTGGAACCCGGACGAACCATTTATGGAATACCGCACGGATTTTTTTCCAGGGCTCAAAGAACGGGTGGACGCATCCAATTTGGAATACGTAGAAATTTCCGGAATCGGTTATTTTGCAGTTCGTGAAGTTAAAACGAAATTCGATGGCGAAACGTTCGTCGCGAGATTGTCCAGGGAAATGAAAACATAATGAACTACGAATTACTTCAGGAAGCATTTGTTACCAGGCTACAGCCTTTTTTATCTGCGGGTATTACGGTCGTTCGACTTCCGGAAAACGAAGCAGAACGAAAAAAACCAAAGCCAACAGACGTAAAATTCACGGTAATTTATGCCGGTTCTGAATATAGTCCGCCAGATTCCACAGCGCAGATTTCGCAGGACGAAAAAGTTTTTATTCAAATCCTTATAGAAAGTACATTTTTATACGGTCCAAAAGGTGTTTACGCACTTGCTTCCGTTCTTAAAAAAGTATTTACAGGATTTGCACCGCAGGGCTGTAAACGTTTCCAGGTTGCTAAACATCACACAATCGGACAGCCAGACGCAGAAAAAAAGGATAATATGTGGCAATACCAGATAATATTCCAATCCACGTCGTTACACGTTGAAGACTATACAGAAGATATTACACCATTACTTAAAAAAATAACCTTTATAGATATTCCTGGCGGCGAAACTAATGTGGTTCCGAATCCAGATAACATCGTAAATTAATAATAAGAATTATGACAGATTATTTACACGGCGTCGAAGTTATAGAAGTGAACCAGGGCGGGCGCCCGGTTAGGGTTGTAAAATCTTCCGTTATCGCCTTAATTGGAATCGCACCTATTGGCGATAAGAATACGCCTATTATGTGTTTATCGACAAACAACGACGCACAGTTCGGACAACCGCTGCCAGGCTTCACGATTCCGCAGTCATTGGCCGCGATTCGCGCACAAGGTCCGGCGACTGTTATTGTAATTAACGTCTTCGATCCTGTTACGAACGTTGCAAACGTCGCACTGGAATCGCAAACAATTACCGCCGGCAAATTGAAACTTTCGGCTGCGCCAGTTAGCGCGGTTTCGATTTTTCTTACCGATGGAACCACACCTTTTACAGGTGTTCAGGACGTAGACTACAGACTGGACGAATTCGGAAACTTTACGGCCTTATCGGCTGTGGCTTCTGAAGGCCTTGTTCTGAAGTTCACGTTTAAAAAATTGGCAATAGGAACCGTCACGGATGCGCAGATTATCGGAACCGTTACTGGAAGTACCCGCACCGGTATTAAATGCCTTGAACTGGTTAACAATCTTTTCGGATTCAAACCAAAGGTTTTAATTTCGCCGTTCTTCGTGGAAAAACCTGCGGTGGCCGCCGAACTTTTGTCTGTTGCACAAAAGTACCGCGCTATTTCCTTACCGGATGCACCACTGGGAACAACCCTGGCCGGTGCCCTGGCTATGCGTGGACCTGCTTCCGCAACTAACAACTTTAAGACTGCTTCGCGCAGGGCTTATTTGTTGTTTCCGCATTTGACAGCATACGACGCCGCTACGGATTCAAACGTATTTGTACCATACAGCGCATATATGGCGGGTGTTATTTCCCGTGTCGACCGCGAAGAAGGTTACTGGGTTTCTCCATCGAACCACGAAATTTACAATATTTTGGGAACGGAAATCCCGATCGTTTCGGACTACACGGATCCGGAATCTGAAGCCAATGTTTTAAACGCAGCCGGAATTACTACCATTTACACAGGTTACGGTACAGGTCCGCGCACGTGGGGGAACCGTTCTGCGGCATTCCCTACAGATACGAGCGTTAAAAACTTCATTCCGATTACCAGAATGGCCGACGTCGTACATGAATCCGTAGAAGGTGCTGCATTCCAGTTTATTGATAAACCGCTTAACCAGGCTATTATCGATGCCATCCGTGACACTGTGAACGGTTTCTTTAATACGCTTATTGGCCGTGGCGCTTGTTCGCCTGGTTCAAAATGTGTTTACATTCCCGCAGATAACAGTCCGGAAGAATTGGCAGCGGGACACGTGCAGTTCAATCTGGTATTTATGGGACCAACACCGGCCGAACGCATCACATTCGTTTCTTACTTAGATATTAATCTTTTAGCACAGATCGCATAATGGGAATACAGGTAAACAGATTGACAAACGCAAACGTCTACATCGACGGTCAGTCGCAATTAGGAAAAGCCGAAGAAGTAAACCTTCCGGATATTACTTTTATGATGTCGGAACATAAAGCCCTGGGAATGGTTGGTAAATTCGAACTGTTTTCCGGTATCGACAAACTGGAAGCTACAATAAAATGGAACGCGTTCTATGCTGACGTTTTGAAGAAATTCGCAAACCCGCGCAAAACGATGAAGTTGCAGGTCCGTTCTTCTTTGGAAACCCACAATTCCGACGGGCTCGTTTCCGAAGTTGCGTGTGTTGCATACCTTACGGTTCAATCGAAAAACTTCCCGGCAGGAAACTATAAGCAACACGACAACGTAGAAGCTACTTCGAAACTGACGTGTACAGCCTATAAATTGGAAATTGACGGCGAAGCGGTTATAGAATTCGATGCAATGGCAAATATTTACAGCGTTGACGGTGTAGACATTTTCGCCACATACCGTTCGAACATCGGCGGATAATACTATTAAATTTCAAAAACCAAAAACTATATGCAACAGCCAAAACCATCCAGAAAAAAGCCGCCTGTAACCCAGGCTTCGAACAACCCGAACGCCATAAGCGCAGAAGATCGTAATATTTACATGGAAATCGATCTTCCTTCCGGTGCTCACTGCGTAATAAAACGATTCAAAGGAAAGCACATTCAGCAGGCAAAACGCCTAATGAAGGAAGACGGATCGGATCTGGACGAATGTATGGCGTCCATCCTTTGTACGATTGACGGTAAAACGTTATTAAAAGAAGAATACGGCGAACTGGACGGGTTGGATTATCTTAAGATAATGGAACCTATGAACCGTTTTTTTATGTAACGCCGGAACAGTTAATGTTTCTGGCGCACTTCAGTAATACGCCGCTACCTTATTTATTCGAAATGGAAGGGAACGATCTTTATTACTGGTTCAATGAAGCCGATAAGTTGTTCGTTAAAATGAATCCAACAGATTAAAATAAAAACCGCACCGATACCGGTTGCGGTTTTTTAATACCAAAATATGGCAAATAAAAAGACATTTGAAGTAGCGATGATTTTGTCTGCTTCCGACAAAGCTACCCGCGTTATAAATGCGGCCGCCGACAGCGCGAAGAAGAAAATCGCTTCGCTGTCCGGTCTGGGCGATAAGGCTTTTTCTTTTGGCCGTGGTGCCGGTGCCGCAGGTTTGGGTATCGCCGCAGGTTTAGGACTTACCATAAAAGCCGCAGAAGATAGCGAAATCGCAAACCGCAGACTGGAACGAACGTTTCGGGATATGGGCGAAGCGAACGACGATGCGGCGCACGCTGCCGAAAACTACGCCAGTAAACTTCAGATGCAGATCGGCGTCGAAGACGAAGATATTCAAATGGTGCAGTCGAAACTGGCAACGTTTAAACGGGTTTCTGATGAAGGCGCCCGCGCTTCCGGGGTATTCAATCGCGCCACAGCGGCCGCCTACGACTTACAGGCCGCGGGGTTCGGCGAAGCGTCCCAGAATGCGGTATTATTGGGTAAGGCTTTACAGGATCCGGCAAAAGGTGCGACCGCGCTTGCGCGTACGGGTGCGCTGAACAAATCGGACATTCCACTTATTAAACAGATACAGGCCACTAAAGGTTTGGGCGCTGCGCAGCAGTATGTACTGGAACGTGTAGAAAAGCAGGTAAAAGGCCAGGCGGCCACGACCGCGACTTCTGCCGCTAAAATGAAGGTAACTTTTGCCGAAGTTGCCGAAACTTTGGGGAAGAATCTGTTACCGCAGGTGCAAAAAACAATGAAACAGATAGGCGATGCCGCCAATAGGTTTAACGAATGGGCGCAGAAAAACAAAGGCCTGGTGGGAACTGCGGTAAGCCTTATCGGAAAAGTTGCGCTTCTGTCTTTGGGAATTTCCGCTTTGTCTTTCGTTTTCGGTGGTGCGGTAAAAGCCGTACAGGCCGCTATTTGGATGAAGAAAACATATATTTTGTGGACGAACGGCGCCACACTCGCAAACGCAAAAGAAGAAATCGGAAGACTTCGTCTTAATGCCGTTGTATGGTACACCGTGGCCGCTGAAAAAGCCGCAGCCGCAGGAAAATACATTTCCGCTACTGCTTCAGGTGTAGCCACGGCCGCACAGTGGCTTTTTAATGCTTCGCTTTATGGCTGTCCGGTTGTATGGATCGTGGCCGCTATTATTGCGATTATCGCAGTCGTTTACCTTCTGGTAAAAAACTGGGACAAGGTGAAGAATTTCTTCGCTAAATTATGGGTGGACATTAAGGCGATTTTCTGGAAGGCGGTCGATTTTATAAAACAATGGGGTTGGCTTTTCGTTGGTCCTATAGGTTGGATTATGAAAATCTGGTCTAAATTACCGGAATGGTTCGGTAAACTGGGTGGGCTTATATGGTCCAGTCTGTCCGATGGTCTGAAGAAGAAGATTTCTGCGGTTTACGACACCGTAAAGGCCGCAGGAAAAGGAATCGCAAACGCTTTTAAATCCGTTCTGGGAATTGCTTCGCCATCCAAAGTATTTATGGATTACGGGGTGAACATAACCGAAGGCGCTTCGAAGGGAATGCAAAAAGGCACACCCGGAACCGTAGCGGCCGCAAAAGGATTAGGCCAGGGTATAGCACCGAAAAGCGGTGGCGGGCGATCTGGTGGCGGTATGACTGTTAATATTCCTATTACCGTAAACGGTGGTGGCGGAACCGAAGTGGCTTCCGAAATCAAAAAACTGGTTCCGGAAATTATCCGACAAATTGAATCCGCATGGGCGCGCAAACAAAGGCTGTCTTATTAATAAAAATTATATATTTACGGAATGTACGCACAATTAGGAAAAATCATTTTCGAAGGTCCGAAGGGGTTTACTTCTTTGGAAGAAACTTTCGCGGTTACTTATGCGCAACATTCCCGGATTAATCGAAAACCGCGTTTGCAGGCCACGGGCGACGAACTCGACCAGATTAGTTTCGAAATGTATCTGCATTCTGAATTTACGGATCCTGAAGCCGATATAGAAGCGATTCGGGTTTATATGCAGGACCGCGAAATCCTTCCACTAATTTTAGGTAACGGCCGCGTTGTCGGAAACTTTGTAATTACGACTTTCACGAAAACCACGGCCTTTACGGATCCTTCCGGAAACATTATCGAAGCTACACTTTCGGTCGATCTTCTGGAATGCTACAACGATAACCCAATACTGGAAGCCAATCGCCAGGCGCAGAACAACGCGTTCGCCACGGCTGCGCGTAATTCGAATGTCCGGTCGGTTTTGCCGCCGAAGCTATCACCTGCAATGGAAGTAAGCACCAATATTTCCAAAATAGAAACTTCTGCGGTACTTACGCAACAGTACACGGCGGCGGTGGATCAGAATCCCGCGTCGGCCGCGTTCTATTCGGACAAAATTAACGGTGTGCTCGACACTATCGATAATGACGTTTCGCAGGTGCAGGACGCACTGGCGTTCGACGGATCGCTTCCGGGATTCGATAGCCCAGAAATCCTTACGTCGTTGGGTTCGGTCTATACCAGTGTGCAGAATTTAAAAGCGGTTCTTCCAATTTCCGACATAACCAGTTTTAAGCAACTGGTGGCGCAGCTAAAAAACAGTACAGGCGCACTTAAAAAAGCCAGTACCGACATTTCTAACCAGTCAATAATCCGCAGATACTAAATGGCATTTGTTGAATACATAGTAAAAGAGGGCGACCGATGGGACACCGTGGCTTTTAAGGCATACGGCGACGCCACACTGGTTAACGGGATTATCGAAGCCAATGTGGCGACGGTAATTTCGCCTGTATTGGTTGCGGGCTCACGTCTTATTATACCAATCCAGGAACAAAGCGAAATACAACTGGATTCGGAACTTCTTCCGCCCTGGAAACGTTAATTTATGAGAGCAGCGAAGGCAGATTTCAGCGTCTTATATGACAACAAAAATATTACGGAAGACGTCCGGAAATATCTGCTATCCATTACATACAACGATAAGACCGAAGGCGAATCCGACGAAATAGAAATCGAACTGGAAGACGTGGACGCGCTGTGGCAAAATAATTGGTACCCGGAAAAGGGTGCAAAATTAACGGTAACGATCGGGAAACTGAAGTGCGGCGTCTTCGAAATCGACGAACTGGAAATTAAAGGCCCGCCGGACGTTGTTTCGATCCGAGGTATGGCGACCGGAATAAAATCTTCGCTTCGTACAAAGAAATCCGACGCCCACGAAAATAAGACACTGAAGCAAATTGCGGAAAAGGTCGCCGAAAAAAACAGCCTTACAATCGCGGGCGAAATCCCGGAATTGACGATCGGCCGCGCTACCCAGAACAAAGAAACGGATCTGGCATTTCTGAAGCGAATTGCGTCCCAGTACGGAATCGTTTTTTCGGTCCGCGACAAAGTAATTACCTTTACTTCCGTGTACGATCTGGAAAAACGCGGTTCATCGTTCACTGTTGATAAATCCGATCTGTCTTCGTATTCATTAAAAGACAAGGCCGACGGCGCTAAAAAGGCGAAATCTGTCCACAGCAGCGCGAAGAAGAACGAAAAAATCGAAGCCGACAAGGCTTACGCAGACTGGCAGAACGAAGAAGGCTATAAATATCCGGACAGTGAATCCGAAGACGAAGAAATCGACTATTCCAACAGCGAAAACAAACAACAGGCCGAAGCAAAGGCAAAGGCTGTAATGCACCTGGCGGCTACAAACCAATTCGAAGGCAGTATAAGTATGGAAGGAAACGATCTGGCGGTCGCCGGGAACAATTTCCAATTAAACGGCATGGGAAAACTATCTGGAAAATACCACATAAAATCCAGTTCGCATAAAATGGACAACGACGGCGGCCGCACTGTGGGTCTGGAAATAAAACGCCTTCAGACACCTACGAAATCCGAACAGATTTCCCATAAGAAGAAGCAACAACAGAAAAACTATATTCCGGTAAAACGTACGCAATTCGAAAAAACGGTTTTCGGCGATGACGTCGGACTTTTTTAATTATATTTGGACGTGTCAAAATTACGATTTGGAAATATTACGGAAGTGAATCCCGACAACTGTTACGCCCGCGTAAAGTTTACGGACGACGGAATCGTTTCTGCACAGTTGCAGATACTTGTACGCGCTGCCCTGGTCGATAAGGATTCGTTCACATTTGAAATTAACGAGCAGGTCGCCGTAGTTATGGACGACAATTCCGAAGAAGGTGTAATTCTGGGTGCGGTTTTTAACGATAAGACGAAGCCGAATGGCGGTGGTGCAGGAATTTTCCGGATGCTTTTTAGCGATGGAACTTTTATGCAATATGACAAAAACATCCATAAATACGAAGTGAACGTAAAAGGCGACATAGCTATTAAAGCCGATGGCGATGTTTCAATCGAAGCGGAAACGGCTTCAGTAACAGCCACAACCGTTGAGGTAGACGCGCAGCAGGTAAATGTAGACGCCGATACCGTTGTCGTAGATGCTTTAATGATGGATTTTACCGGAATTCTGAATCTTACCGGCGACATGGTAGTTTCGGGATCTATCGCCGCAGCTTCCATTACCGCACCTATTATCGGTGGCGGTGGCGGTGTTTCCATCGAAAACGGAAATATCGACGCTTCGGGCGAAGTCAAAGGCGCAACAGTCAAAGCAGGGCCAATAGATTTGGCAACACATAAACACACAGGCGTAACGCCGGGATCTGGAAATTCTGGTCCCGCAACACCGTAAAAAATGGCAACAAAAATACAGGACATAAAAGCGGTAAACTGGCAGTTATCCAGTGAAAGAATTGGCGAGGTGGTCGAAGGTATTTCCGACATTCGACAATGTATCGGAACGATCCTAAAAACCACCAAAGGCAGTGATCCGCTTCGTCCCTTATTTGGTTCTGATATTTGGCAATATGTGGACAAGCCGGTCAACACGGCCGCGCCCAATATCGCATACGAAATCCTGGACGCGCTCGGAAAATGGGAAACCAGAATTATAATAAAAGACCTACAGTACGAAACCCGAATCGCTCGGATTGATTTTGTGCTTACCTGTATGTTATTGGAATCGGGCGAAGTAACGCAGGTTTTATTTTACATCGACAGACAGAAACAAATTTCGCCACCGGCAATCGGCCGCGCATTTAGTAACGGATTTGATTTAGGATTTAGTTAGTTTTACAATTATGGCAGCAGAAAACGGATTACAGGACGTCGCAATTTTAACACCACAGCAGTTATATGATTTGGTAATAAATTTAATTATCAATAACAATATAATGTATATTACACCGGCTATAATGCGGTCGGTGCTTATTCCCATAATTGCTTCTTATGCGGGGCGTTCTGCTAATATTTCGGGTACTGCACCTATTTCGTGGGATCCTTTTACGGGTAATATTTCAATACCTAAAGCGTCGGCAACACAGGACGGATATATCAGTAAAGAAGATTTCGCCGCATTTTTGGCCGGAAGTTCGCCACTCGCGCCACTCGAATTACGCGTTCTTAAAAAAGCCACCGGAAATTCTGGTGGCTTTACCGTTGAGGTTGGCGACTTAGTTTATGGTGAACCGGTATCGGGCACGTTTTGGAACCAGGCGACATATAATGGCGGAACTGGCGGCCCTTCAAATCTCGATAATTACACGGTATGGTCCGAATCTTCCACTGAATAACATACAAAAAACAATATTTTTATATATTTACGGCTTAAACTTTAAAACTTTATTGTATGAGCAGTATCGAACAAAGATTTCCAACTAATACACCAGGCGTTACGATGGTTCAGCGCGTAAACGGTGTGTCTTTGGAAACATTAAGAGAAACCAGAAGTAGTTCTGGGGAAATACCGGATATGGAAGACGCTTCCGTAACAGTAGAAACTATTACCATAACCAGAAAATCATTAAATCAAATTAATTAAGATGAAAAAAACAGTATTATTATTTGCATTGCTATTATTTACGGGAACGCTTTTCGCGCAGGCACCCGCTTCCGGAACCACTAAAGCCGGTAAATTTCAAATGAATTTCCCGGATTTGGGAAGTATGTCGGATTCAGTTGTTTTGTGGGATGGGACTACCAAAGTTTTAAAATATATTCCCCGTAGTTCTTTTGTAACCGCTTCCCCAGACTTGCAAGAGGTTACTAATACAGGTGCAACTACTACAAATCAAATCGATATACAAGGCGTCCAAATTGGCGGAACCACCAACACCGTAAAAATAGGCCGTTCCATTACAGGAAATACCGCCGGTAATTCAGTATTAATTGGATTTCAAGCCGGACAAGATGCAAACGCAACCGATCAAATAGCTATTGGCAATTCTTCCGGTTATGATAACTCCGGAACGGCTCAAATATCAATAGGGACCGCTTCCGGAGAATCAAATATAGGCGGATTTCAAACAGCTATTGGTTACTATGCAGGTTCGCAAAATACTGGCGCAAATCAAATCGCTATTGGAAACGCCGCGGGAATAGGAAACACGTTTAATAACACTATTCATTTTTCCACTGATGCGTCTGGAAGTACAGCGACCGCAAATAATCAAATAGTTATAAATACAAATGGTAACGATATTATTTTTAATACAAATGTGGCGACCGATGTAGGTCCATTTGATTATCCACCAACTGGCGACCGATGGGCGTTATTTTCGGAACTTGGAAGCGGCGGTTCAACTAATCTAACATACACGGCAAGTCCTACAGACGGCAGTGTAAATTCAGACACTGGAACAGATGCTACAATTCCTTTAGCTGATGTTACAAATGCGGGGTTATTAAGCCCGTCTGAAAAAACATCTATTGGAACAATTTCATCGAAAGAAGATACCGCAAACAAACAAAATTCACTTACTACTGATGGTACAGGTGTAAAATATCCAACAGTTGACGCGGTAAATGCCGGAATCGCAGCTATAACGGGTGTCCAAGATGTAAAAACTGCTAAAATAGCCAATAGTGTTGAGGTTATAAAAACTGGCTTTGAGTACGGCTTTGACGATTTTGCAGGATATACGCCGTTTACCACAATGACAAAAACAGTAGGAACAACCAAAGGAATTAAGATTGTTACTACAGTCGATAATTTTCTACCTACTGGAAAAATTATAGATAACAATGTTTATTCTGTTACGGTTTCTGCAAAATGTACCGCAGGTGCGACTGGATATTTCGGTTTTGGAATTAAAAATGGTTCAAGTTGGGGCGGTATGCAGTGGCGCGGATCTACTGGCGCAACCGCTTTATTACAGTACAATTCAAGTTCATTTGTTAGTGCAGCTTCGGCCGGAACCCAGGCAACGTTTACCACTGGCGACATTATTTCAATTCAACTTATTTTTAATGGTGCTAAGTCTTTTCTTAGATTCGCAAAAAATGGCGTTTGGAACGTGACAGAATACACGGCACCAGCTACGGCACCAGCTATGTCTGGTGGTGAATTGGTTTTAGCTATAAGAGGTTCTTCCACCTGGGACGATATCGTAGTAAAAGTGGAAGATGTAAACGAATATTCAAAATTTGTTTTTGTAGCACCGCCCGGCGCGGGTGTTTCGGATTCTAATAATGGAACTTTCGATTCTCCAATGGCAACCATTCAAGAGGCAAAATATAAAACAAAAGGAATTGGAAAAGTAGTATTAAAAACTGGCGATTATTTAGACCAATATTTTACAACTGCATTAGGTTTAAATTTAACGGCAGATACAGGCGCAACAGTTAGATTAATTTATGGCACCCGTTTTACTTCTGCGTCTATTGTTGGTGGAACAACTAAAGTTTATTCCGTGTCCTATGCTCCTACACTGGATTCTTCGGACGCAATTTGGCAACATGACGTTGCAGACGCAAACACTGTTATAACGCAGGCCGAAAGCCACCCATTACAGCGAGGTTTAACAAACAGATTACCTTCGAGTAAATCAACATGGTTAGCTTCAACAGCACTATTAGAAGCAAGTTCAAACAGCGAAACGCATTTCTTTTGGAGTGCCGGCACATTGTATTTTACAATAATTTCCGGAAGCAGTTTAGCAACAAATCCAATAGTTGTGCCTGATTCCGGCGACGAAATACAGGTGTTTATTACGCACCAACCAACGGTAACAATGCAAAACATAAATTTTCTTTATAGATCGGTACGTTTGTCTTCAACAAAATTTAAAATAGAAGATAGTTCCGTTTTATGTTCCGCAAATTCATTCGGTTGGCAGTATGGTAATTCAATAGGTGGCGAGTTTATTCGGTGCCGCGCCGGGGGAATTAATTATAATTTAGGAATTGGCGGCGATGGATTTAACGGAACCGCTACATTTACGACCACTGTTAAATCAACAGATAGTTGGTCGCATGATAACGAAGACGACGGCGATTCACTACATAGTAACTGTAGCGGATCTATTTATGGCGGATTATACGAATACAACGGCGGTGGCGTAGTTGCGGCGTCCGGTGGTCATATATCCATTTTTAATGCTATAATGAGAAATAGCGGACAAGGTGTGGGATCTCAAGGTGCAACAGCAGACGCCGGAAATAGTACAAATATTTTAGCGTCCGGTTGTTTAATGCAGGGGAATTCCTCAAATTCCACAGCGAGTAGCGGATGGATCCGTACAACTTTAATAAACTGTATAGCTAAAGGAAATGATTTCCCTGCGGGTGCGGATAAGTGGAACTGTATTTATATTCCTTAATTATGAAACCAACAGCCAAACGCAGCCGCTTACCGTTCGCTATATTAATAGCCCTGGTAATTTTAATTTTCTGGGTTTCGTTCTTCTTCGAAATGGAAGGACTTCGTGATATTGTTAACGGTGGAATCCGTATATTTATCGCTGCGATTGGATTCGCATTCGTGGCGATAGGTATTTATAAAATCGTACGTATCGAAAACGAGTAACTTTTAAATTTTTATATATGCAATTTCCAATTATTATTTGGGTGGCCGTATTTCTCGGAATCGCGGCCGAATTCTGGCGGACCTTCGAAAGTCAAAAAACCGATTTTGCTGTTTCGAATGAAACGTTAACCTTCGGATCGTTTGTTTCTGGAAACATTAAGGGAATTATTGCGGTTTTGATCGTCTATGTTTCCGGAATGACTGGCGCCGGATTCGCCGACGTTATGCCGAATGCAAATCTTTTGGCCGCACTTCCTGCGTTTATTACCGGACAAGGTCTTTGGGCTTTAACAAAAGTTTTCGGCCGCGGAAAAGCCCGCAAAACGCTTAACCAGATTAACGACGTCAAATCCGACGTGGCGGATCGGAAAATTAAGTAAATTATAAATTCGGGCGTATAACATTTATTCGCCCGAATTTTATATTTTTGGGAAATGATAAACTGGGAATCCGTCGAAAAATTCGTTTTGTCTAAAACAGCCCTTCTTACGGGTTCAATTATCGTTATTATAGTTCTGGCGAACGCTGTAAACAACCGCGACAATACAATCGCTTCAGAACGAAAACAGCATGTTATAGATTTGGCTGCTAAGGATGCCGAAAAAGACCTGGTAGATTCTAAATTGTACGACTGTCAACAACAGCAAAAAATAGACGCGGACAATTCCATCAAAGCGGCGCAGCAGATGGCCGCGGAATATAAGGGTTTGTGGATGGAATACGTCGATATTAAAACAGAAGCAAAGAAAAAAAATATTATCAAATGAAAACAGTAATTTTTTTATTCCTTATGTTCTTTACGCTAACGAGTGCGGACTGGGAACCAATTAAATCGCCTATAGAATTGAAGGTCGTAACGGTAAAAGCAAAACCGTTTATTATTCCGGTTAAGGATAATAATGCATACAACAAAGCCCAGGCGAAAATTTTACTTTATAAGATAAAAATAGCCGAAGAACGCGATACGATCAAAGAAATCATAAAAGACCACGACAGTATCGTTAAAACCAACAAAAAAAAATAATGGCACTACCTATCCCGGAATTCATCGAACGCGATGCACCGACCATTATTGCGGAAATGGTTACAGATTACCAGACGCGCACGGGTCGTATTTTGGAACCGGCACAGGTCGAAATGTTACTTATAAACGCATTTGCTTACCGCGAACTTCTTATTCGCAACCAGATCCAGGATGCGGCACTTCAAAACCTTGTAGCCTTTGCGCGATTTCCAATGCTCGACTATTTGGGCGAAATTGTAGGCGTTACCAGGCTACCTTCACAATCGGCCCGCGTTACGATACTTCTTACGCTTACCGAAGGCCACGGCGACGTCGTTATCCCATCGGGAACCAGAATTTCTTCTTCAGATGGCCGCGCAATTTTCCAACTAATCCAGGATTACGCTGTTTTGACAGCCGATAATACTGTTTACGTTACCGCCATCGCGCAAGCGCCCGGAAAATTGGGTAATGATTACGCACTGGGAACGATTTCCGTTATAATGGATCCGCAGGCATATCTGGCGACCGCCGAAAACACCACCGTTTCCGAAGGCGGTTCGGACGAAGAATCGGACGAACAACTTCGCGACCGTATCAAATTGGCACCATCGGCATTCAGCAACGCCGGAAGCTACAAAGCATACGAATTCTGGACGAAATCCGCTTCACCTGTCATTATAGACGCCTTCGTGGATAACAAACGTTACGTGGATGGTGACGAAATACCGGACGGTTATGTTATTGGTGATCCGATTCCGGGCACAGTTGAGGTTTTCCCGCTTGTGGAATCGCTTGTGGAAACACCGGTCGAAATTCTCGAAGCCGTTCTGGCTGTTTTAAACGCCGATAAAATCCGCCCGCTTACAGATACCGTTTTTGCCACTTCGCCTTCGCCTGTGGCTACGACAATCGTTGTAGGGCTTATTTTATACGAAGGTGCGGTGCAGTCGGATATTTTGCCAATCGTGCAGGCCAACCTGGAAGCATTCCGCGACGGCCGCCGTAAATTATTAGGCCAGGATATTGTAATCGACCAGATCAAAGCCCTATGTATGATAGATGGCGTTTACAAAGCCAACGTAACGACACCTTCCGGCGATCTTGTTGTCGCGGGAAATGAATTTGCAAACATTACAGCCATAACAGTTACCGTAACTGGAACCAACGTAGGATAATTTTTAAATGAGCCAAAGCAATACAAATATTTTAGCCGATTCTATCGCTTCAGTTCCGCATTTAGCGGCGTTCGATTCGATGGTGGCCGCCCGAATGAATAACATCGAACTGGAATCGCTTCTGGTTTACGTTATAGATACGGTGTCCGCTTCAGCGCTTCCGACTTTGGCGCGCCAGTTCGACGTCGAAGGTTTTCAGGGTTACGGATTGGCAACCACGGACGAACAGCGCCGGGCAATCATTAAGCAGGCTATCGAGTTAAAACGCTATATGGGTACGGTTTGGGCTATAAAAAACGCTATGGTTTCCGTAGGTTATAACGATGCGGTTTTAATTGAAGGAATCGACACCGGAAACCCGGAAACCGACTGGGCCCGTTTCAAAATAGAATCCAGTCTGGGCGACACCGTGGCACTGGATGGACTTTCGCAGTCTTATCTGGCTAAACTGGTCCGGGAATACAAAAACGTTCGTTCCGTGCTCGAAGGGATTTCCTATTCTGTGGATATTTTCGACACTTTGAATATAGGTGGAACAAAATATGTTTTGGAAGACACTTTAAATATTACCTTTGAATCGCCACCATTAGACGAAGACCTGGGATATTTTGCAAGGTTTCATGATGGTACTTATTTGCGCGATGGATCTATAAGATATATCGAATCTTTGGATTCCCTTGTTATTAACATTCAAAACGTACCATAATGAAAAATACCAGTTATACCGAAAACGAAATGGGCGATCGTCCAGAACGAAAAAATAAAAAAATCGACACTATCGAAGTTTGCGCGGTGCTTATTTCTGTAATCATTGTCGGAATAATACTAACTTCAATATTTAGAAGATGAATGATAAAATGAGCACTTTAAAGGGTTGTTTTTTGTTGCAGGTTATTTGTGCCCATACCGGGAAAATACTTGAAAATTACGAAGACAAAAACCTCGTGGTTAATTCAGGCCGTACCGCTGTTATGCGCCTATTGGGTGCGGGCGATACTAATAAGCAATTGACGAAGTTGTCTGTAGGAACCAACGGCACACAACCAACGGGAGCAGACACCGCAATTACAGGCGCTTTTACTAAATCCCTGGGAACTGTAACTTACCCTACTATTGCCAGTGTTAAGTTTGACTGGACACTGGGTGCGCTCGAAGCCAACGGTATCAATATTGTGGAATTCGGTCTTCTTTGTGCCGATAATACACTTTTTGCGCGTAAGGTCCGCGCAGTGATCGCCAAAAATTCAGATATTATTTTAAACGGTTCCTGGACAATATCCTTTTAAGATATGGCAAATGTAAATCCAACAACACCGGCGACATTCGATCCGGTTTACCAGTTAGAAATTACCGACTTAATCGAAGGCGGACCAGGTGGCAACGATAACAAACAGGCGTTAGCGCTTGTTAATCGCACGCAGTATCTTTTAGATCGTATTATTGCGATTACTAAAAAAATCCCGATTTTCCGCGGATCTATTTCTGGAATAGATCCTGGTATAGGAACGCCTGGTGCAAACGTGACGCACGATGGAGATATAGTTTCGGCGACAATTTTCAGCGTAAACACAAGTGCGGGCGGTGGAAGCCAAACAACTGTTTTGGTTACATTCCCGACTATTGGTGCTTTGAATGCTGTACCGCATAAATTAAGTACCGACGTGGAATCGTTAGGAAACTTACAACAGGATAACGATATTGGAAGTGTTGTGGTTAAAAAGATAAGCCAAAATGCTTCGTTAACTTCGTTCTATGTAACTGTTCAGGACACCGATCCAACGGTTCAAAGTTTGAAAATATATTTAGACGTAGTACCAACAACGCCATAAGATGGAAAAACTAAAAAACGTTGAGGTTGTAGAAATCGCCAAAAAATATGGACTGTCTTACGCTATCCTAAAAATGTTCTGGGAAGTGGAATCGTCCGGCTATGGTTTCGGATCCGATGGTCGTCTTCTTATCCAATTCGAACCGGTATGGTTTAAGCGCCTTTTCCACGACTGGAAAAATTCGCCACCGGGTAGTCTATGGATTGTTAATAAAGTTGAGGTTCAGACAAAGGAATGGGCTGCGTTCAATTCGGCCGCAGGTATCGATAAGGAAACCGCAATGGAAGCAACTTCGATAGGCGGTCCGCAAATTATGGGTTTCCATTGGAAGCGATTAGGCTTTAAATCGGTAAAGGCGATGTGGGACTTTTTCGCAGCTTCGGAAAAAAACCAACTGGAATGCCTTGTTCGTTTCATCACTACGGATAAAAAACTTCTGGCGGCCGTAAAACTGGTAATGTCAAAAAAGAAGAACTTATTAACATCGAAGAACTTCGAAACTATCGAAGGTCTTTACAACGGTTGGGGCGCAGCGGATTTCGCTATCGCAAACGGAACCGTACGTTACAGCATTAAATTATATAAATCGTTTCTTCGTCATTCCGCATAATGAATAAAGTCTACCAACAAAACATAAACGCGGGCGATGGCGACTGCATGCGGTGTGCGGTCGCAACTCTTTTAGGATTAAGTTACGAAGAAGTCCCGCATTTCTTAAAGTTTGAAAGTCCAAATTCCGAAATGATTAATTTTATTATGGCAAACGGTTTCGATTTCGAATGCAGTTTATATAATTACCCAGGATCGGATTATTCCACGATAGCAGATTTAAAAAACTTCACTGGAATTAATGGTCTTTTTTATGCTTCTGTTTTCTCACCAAAATACTACAAAGAAGAAAACGGTCCGACCGGCCACCAGATAACGCATGCTGTTTTGATAAATAAAAATTATGAAATTGTTTTCGATCCGAATCCAAACTATCAAAATCTGGAAAAATATCCGGCTTCTGAAGAACTTGGATATAATGGAATTAAAACTGTATATTTATTTGCGCCCAAATCTAAATAATAACAGGATCGTTCCGCCAGTCGAATAGAACGATTTTTAAACCGCTGTACCTTTGCAGCGGTTTTTTTATTATATTGCACTAACATTTAAAACTTTAAAAATGAAAAAATTACTTTTAAGTATTGCGTTTCTCTTTACGGTAGCGCTTACAACGACTACGGCATTTGCTGAAAAACACATTCCGACAACCACAGGCGCAGAAATGCACCCTAATCCCGGTAACGCGCCCTAAAGCTGCGATACTGCACGCGGAAAACGATTACTATTTCCAATGCGTTGAGGTTGTTTATAAAAAGACGGTCTTCGGCTTCACTGGAAGTAAAAAACAAAGGATTCGTCCGATCAGATCACGATTACCCATTCCAGGACTTTAAATCCTGAATAAAACTAAAAAAATCCCGTACTGGCATAGCGCGGGATTTTTTCGTTATGGTATAGAGCCGAAAAAGGCGATCCGAAGACCGCCTTTAACGACTATTAATCAAAAACCAAAACCATTCGTGGTAAAAATATAAATAAATTTCGTATTACCACACGTTTTGGAATTTTATTTTATGTAGTCCCGGTAGGAACGACCTTCGCCCGCTTCGTCGAGGTGCGGAACGTTTTTAACTTCGGTAACTTTACCATCGCCTGCCAAAATAGACAAATCCACGCTTACTTCGTTCGTGTCGCATACGGTGGCCGCGAATTCCTTCTGGGTTTTCGTTGCTAATGGGAAAAGTTTTTTCCTTCTTTTTTCATTTGGGAAGTACTGCACGTTATTCCCGGTTTTAATATTTTGTGGCATGGCTTAAAGTTTAGAAGTTGCCAATTTTACAGCCCACATACAGGCTTCTTCGTAGGCCGTAACTGCCAAAGCAGCCAGGCGCGGATCTAAATCCCTATTTTCGTCTATGACGTTAAGGATTTTGGCGGTTTCGTCTTTAAAGAAATTTACATTTCCGACGTTGTCAGGATTGAATTTAGAACGGACTGTTTTTTCACCGAACGTTAATTCTTTGTTTTCATCTTCTGGCATAATAAATATTAGCGATTTCCTACGGATCGCGAGGTTTTAATTATTGCGTTATCTTGACTTCGAATCCAGTAGGTAATCGAAAATAATCACTTTCTTTTTTCGTAAAGTAGCCAACTTTGCCACCGGTTAAATAACTGACGTATGGCTTCGGACTTTCATCTGCGGGATTTTCCCTGTCGTCTTCGCTTACCGTAACCAAAGACATTACCAGAATATCTTTGTTTTCGATGTTTTTAATTTGGTGGTCGTTGAGGTTATCGCCGAAGGTAAGTGTACACAGATACGGATAGGATTTTTCTAATGGCTTATGTTGAACGTTCATATTTAAAAAGTTACCAGTTTTTTAAATCTATCGATTCCGTATGCGTTCTTTTTAATGAGAATCGGAAGCAAATCTTTAGCTTTGATTCCATTTTCTAAAACTTCGGCGCGTTCCTTATCTGTAAAGGTTTCCTGCAGCCACGATTTAACACCCAGTTCACAAGCACCGGTAATTAAGCGATAATGTTTTACAGTAATTACGGTGTCTTCTTTGATTGGTTCGGACTTTAATTTTTCAGATACGATCTTAAATTCGAAATCTTCGCGGGCTTGGCGAATAGTTTCGCCGTGGGCGTGTGTTGTGCCATCTGTAACCAGATAGAATTCTTTAGTAGAATGTACTTTTCGAACCTTATAAACACCGCCTTTTTTGTTTACCACTTCAGTAAACATTCCGTCTGCTTTTACGAATTTGCCGTCCTGCCAAAAAAGAAGTTTGTTTTTTGGTGTGATTATTTTTTCCGTAGGTTTCTGCGAATTGGCTTTTAAACCGTGGCGCAGGTACAAGTAGCCGCCTACGGTCGGATTGAAACCTTCGGGAATTGAAGTCAAACTTCCGAGGTACAAGTAGCCGCCTACGGTCGGATTGAAACCTTCGGGAATTGAAGTCAAACTTCCGAGGTCCAAGTAGCCGCCTACGGTCGGATTGAAACCTTCGGGAATTGAAGTCAAACTTCCGAGGTACAAGTAGCCGCCTATTTTTTCTTCGCCGGAAAACTGGGCGGATGTCATATTATGACTTTTGCAAAAATCTTTAATTGATTGTTCCATAATGATATTTTTAAATTAATAGTCCGACAAACGTAAATAAAAAAAATCAAACAAAAAAATATAATGTTTAAAAATAATGTTTATGTTTGCAGTGTCATTAAAACGAAAGTATATGCCTTTACAAGAAATGCCAACGCCTGGCGAAAAAACAATCGACACCCTCGAAAAGATATGCGAAGACAACGGAATCAATATTTACGATTTGTTTCGTGAAGCGAAGAAGCCAGTAAGCACGATCCAGAACTGGAAGAAGTCAGAACCGCAAAGCCTTGAAACTTTGGCGGCGTTAAGAACAACTTTAGCCGCTATGCTGAAGGAAAAGCGCGGGAAGAAATCGAAGCCGTAAATCAAATGACACCAAACCCATTATTTTAATCAAAAACCATTTCCATTATGTTAAACCTGTATAACGCAGAAATAGACGCCCTGTCGCTACACCGTACCGGCAACAAGTCCAGAAACGAAAAAGTTTTCCTTTCGGAAACCCAGTTTTCCCCGGATAACGAACTTTCACCACTTTTAAAGGAATTCTTCTTTAAGCCGTTCCGTGAAAAAGAAGAAAGTTACTTCCAATTTGCGCACGAAGTACATCTGGAATATAACCAGATGTTTGAGATCGCAGAAAGAATCTTTTCGGATCCGTCAACACTGCACTATAATTCGAAACTTATTACCTCCCACATGTGGGAGCAGTCGAACCACCCGCATATAAAATCTGGTGAAGTTTTCGTGGCTTACCTAAAAAATATTACCGTAGACAGTGCGGTGGTAGATGCTATCGGTATTTTCAAAGCCGAAGTAATGTCCGACTTTTTGGAAGCGCAGCAATCGGAAGATAATCTGCAGATTTACTTAAAATCGGGTATTTCACTGGATAAACTGGACAAAGGGTGCCTTATCTTCAATATGAACAAAGAAGAAGGCTATAAGATCCTGTGCGTGGACCAGAACCGTTACGATTCCCGTTACTGGATAGAACACTTCCTGTACGTCGATATCTGCCACGACGAACACTTCCACACAAAAAAGTATTTAAAGTTCGTCCAGGGCTTCGCAAAGGACGTCCTACTGCCTGCAGAAGACAAAAAGGAAGAAGTAATGTTTCTTAACCGTTCGGTAAACTTCTTCCAAAAAAACGACCAGTTCGAAGAATCCGCATTCCTTGCCGAAGTTTTGGACAATCCGGACTTACTTCCCGAATTCAACGTTTACAAATCCGACAACGGGCCGAAGTGGTCCATCGAAGACGTTACCACTTTCCAGATATCGCCTTCCGGTGTGAAGGATTCCATAAAAGGTTTTAATAAGACCATAAAACTGGACACGAACATAAGCATTACTTTGGATTTCATTAATCCGGAAAGTGCCGAACGCTTCGTCGAAAAAGGATGGGACGAAGAAAAACAAATGTATTACTATCTGGTTTATTTCAATAGTGAATCAAAATAAATCGCTTCCGCCAACAGAATTGTTAGCAAAATTGGAATCTATTGCGTCGGAAACTTATAATACTGAATTTAGAATTTCCTTGTTATCGACGGGTGAATGGCAAATCTATATAGTTCTGTCCAGAACCCGTTTTATAGGCACTTTTAGCGAAATACTGCAGTTAGCAATAGAAGAATTTGAAAGTTACCGCGGCGAATCCAAAAGCAACCGAAACCGACATAAGGGATTCCCTAAAAAATACCGATACAATTACGAATAATGAGCCAAAACAACAATATCCCTACCCTAACCAATGGCAAGACCAGAAAGAAACAATGTGGACTATTTTCCCTTTATATGCGAAGAAGGGAACAAAATGTTCTACATCGAACAGACATACGGTAACGACGGTTTCGCCACTTTCGTTAAACTTCTTCGGGAACTGGCGAAAAGCGATTTTCATTACCTGAATCTATCGAAACCCAGTACAATGATGTATGTATCTGCGAAGTGTAAGATCCCGGTCGAAACACTGGAAAATATTATCCGTGATTTGGTCGATTTGGGGAAATTCCACCGGCTGTTATGGGAAGAAAATAAGGTGCTCTGGTGCCAGGATTTCATCGACAGTATTTCCGATGCGTACAAAAAACGAAAAAACGAATGTATCGATTTTGCGGGTTTACTTATTCTTTTAGATAGTTTAGGGGTACGGAAACTAAGTAACGGAAGCCTTAACGGTGTCGATAATACACAAAGTATAGTAAAGGATAGTATAGTAGAGAAAAGAAAAGAAAATTACGACCAAAAAAAAGTTTCTAAAAATCAAATTTTTACTTTGGAATTGTTGGAAAGTCCACAGTGGATCGAAACGGTCGCAATGCAAAGCAAAATACTTCCGGAAGATGTTCCGGCGTGGATCGAAGTTTTCAACAAAAAGTTAATTTCGGAACTGGACGAAAAAATAAATAAGCAGGATTTCGCCGCGCATTTTTCGCGATGGTTGCCAGGGGAAATCGCCAAAACCAAAAAACCAAACGCCAATAATCCCGGATTCGATGAAAACAGGTAATAGTAAAAATAAAAAAGCCGTTGAGGTTGGCCCGCAGGAATACCTGGAAACCACACCCGAAGCGCTGAAGGAAAAATACAACCTGAAGCCCGAAGATTTGAATTTCATCGTCAACAAAGAAAAGACGCTTAATCCTTCGGTAATCGGTTGGAACAAATATGCGGCACTTTTGGAAAAGCGCCAGACGTGCCAACGGTTTAACGATATGCACCCGGAAGCGAAGCCGCAGTTCCTTACAGTCGAAGAAGACAACCAAATCGAAGAATACGAAAAACTTCTTTTGGCAAAGGAATTGGAAATCTCGGAAAAGAATTCCGAATATTTCGCAAAGGAAAAAGAGAAACCGCAGTTTATACAGGGTGTGCCACTTGACAAATCGAACCTTTGGAGCGCATTTTTAACCGCATTCCAGATCGAAACCGGGCGCAAGTTCATACGCACCACCGACAACGTTAAGAACCTGGAATGTATTATTAAATACTTCACCCGCGACGAAACGTTCTTCGAATGCGAACATCTGGTTAAGAATATCCAGGGCGTTGAGCTCCACCCGGACTTCGGAAAAGGTCTGCTTCTTATCGGCAGCTACGGCAACGGTAAAAGTACTATGATGAAATGCTTTTCTATGATACTGGACCATAACGCCAAAGTCGGAATGGAAAAGAAGTGGGACAATACCGCAGAATGGTTAAACAGGCGTTTCTCTATGGCTTACTGTCATAACATGGTAGTAACGTTCGACGGATTGGAAGAACCGCACCAGAAGTCCGAATTCTTCAACAAATACCGCGTTTACCGCTACTGCTTCGACGATTTGACAAAAGAAGACCTGGCGTCCAACTACGGCCGCAAAGAAATCCTGCGCGTGGTGCTCGAAAACCGCTACGACGCCAAATCGCAGACGCACGCAACGCTTAACTATCCCGATGGGAAGCAGGGCGATTTAAAAGCGGCACTGGCGCAGATGGGTGTACGCTACGGCGGTCACATTTACGACCGCGCTTACCAGATGTTTAACATTATCGATTTCCGTGGGAAGTCGTTTAGAAAATAGAAATTATGAAAAAAAGACTTGAAATGTTTATTGCGGCGTTAACTGACGAACAGGCGCACAAAGTAGAACGTGCTATTTTGGAAATCGCAAACCACGGGGAAACGAATATTATTTTTGATGTTCAAACCAATGAAATCGCCGACGATTTATTAAATTATTAATTGATGGAAAATTTAAATAAAGAAAACTTCTGGAACGAATTACATTCCCAATGTCCTACCGCAGTAGCTTACTTCTGCGATTGGATAGACAGATACAAAACCGCCAACAACTGGAACGAGTTATTCGGCGAAGCGGTAAAGTTTCACCATTTGCCATTCGAAATGCAAAACAGAATTATTGCTGCGTTTGAACTGGAACTGTATAACAACACTGCCGGTAATGGAAAACACACCGCAGAAGCCATTATGGAAAATTACAAAATTACCGTGGTGGAATTGTTTCGGGATTTACAGAAAAACATCGACAACCGATCAATTATGTTAAATTAAAGGCAATGTTCAAAAGAAAATATACAAAGTGGATTCCTTTAGCGATTCATACCTGGGCCAGTACTACCGATTACATTGTTTTCGCCCGCAGAAACTTAAAAAACGGTATGATTCAATTCAAAACAAAGCGGGTATTACCGTGGTGGGCGTTACGCGGTACATTTGTCCCACGGGAACTTCTGGACATTAAAAAACAGTGGGAACTATTGTTAACAGTTGAGGTTCTAACCGAAAGTGATTACGAAAAATGGAAAAACAACCACCATTAAAAAATCTGAAGCGATGAAGGATATTTTAGAAATTATCTGCGAATTTTACGACGTTACACCGTCGTACATTTTCAGACATGGGCGGGAATTGGAACGGGTGCAGCTTCGCCAGTTGTTTGTAGAAATATCCCACCGACTGTTATCCGATATTTCATTCCCGAAGATCAGCAGTTTTATAAACGACTACACCGGACACTTTTACTTACACGCCACGCACATTAATTCGATTAAGAAGGTGCGCAACCGTTACGAAATTTACAGCGGTTTCCGTGCTGAATACGACGAAATAACAAGGCGTGTCCGGGAAAACAATTTTCCGAAGATGGTTGTAAGGGAAGTGGATCTATTGTCCATGTGTGCCAAAACATTTTAAAAATAAATCAAAAACCGAAACGATGAAATACTACATTCAAAACACCAACGCCGGATTTTTAGGAAATTCTATTTTCTTCTGGGCGTTGAACAGAAATGGTTACACCGCCAAACTGGAAAAGGCTCACCAATTCACACACGAAGAAGCTGAGCAAATATGCAAAGGCAATCCAGAAAAGAACAAGGCCTGGCCCGTTGATTACATCGACAACAACGAAGGAACCGCCCGCGTAACGGATTCGCAATATCTGGACGATGAACAAATAGTTACATTTTAACAATTTCGAATTATGCCAGAAAATGTTTATCTTAAAGCGTTCGATTTTGCAAAAACCTATGTAAGTTTGAAGTTTCGCCCGTTCTGCTCGGAAGACATACGCATTAAGTTTGATGCAGCGCACCCGAAGAATAGCTTTTCCGATTGGGGAACTGTAATGCGACAACTGAAAAAAGATGGCCTTATATTGGAAAATGGATTCACCAGATCAACTTTACCCAGGGCTAACGGCCGTTTAGTTATCGAATGGATTTCCAAAGCATATTCTGACCGCCAACGCCAAAACCGCGAACTGGAAGCAACGCGACAACACAGAGAATGCCAAAACGATTTATTTACAAATACCTAAAAATAAAACCATGAGTGATAAAACAAAAAATGTAATCGATTTCATCGAAGAACATTGTTCCGTAATTGGGACGCCCAGAAAGGAAGAATTAAAAAAAATGGTAAAGGATCACATCGGCGATCTGGAAGACAAAATTCGGGATCTTAAATCCGATTTGGAAGACGAACAACACGCAAACTCTACAGCGAATAACAATGTAGGTTTTAAATTGGAAGGTGTACACGCCAATTTAAGAAACGAAATGGTTATCGATTTGCTACAGGAAAATTTCGCAAACATTCCAATCGACGAGTTAGAAAATTTCATAAAACAATATAAAAAATAGTTCCTATGCCAACAATCAAAACCACAGTAAAAAAAGTTACCACCGCATTAAATTCCGTAGGTATGATTATGAAACCTACAACCGTTCCGATTCTGGAAAACGTGCTTTGTGAAATAACATCGGGAAAAATGAATCTAACTATCGACAATTTGGAAGTAAGATCGACCGTAAGTATTGAAGTCGAAAGCGATTCTGATGCTGTTTTCTGCATTCCCTTTGCTATATTATCCAAAATGGTTAAATCGCTACCGGAAGCGCCAGTGGAATTTGTTATGGAAGGAACGGCCGCAAAAATTATCTGCGGATCCAGTGAATTCAATTTAACGACAGTTGATGCAGCGGAATTCCCGAACCGTTCTGGTTTTGAACCCGAAGACAGTATTATTATGGATTCTGCAGATTTCGTCGAAGCAATCGGAAAAGCAATCGTTTTCGTTGACGAAGGCCGTGCGGACGTTCTGAAGCACTTATTTATAAAAGTTGGCGAAAAGGCCACAACCATTGTAGGCATTAATCCACACGTCGGAATAGAAATAACGCTTCCGTATATGGGAAAAGCCGCGGAAATCGTTCTTTTAAAATCTTCAGTGAACTACATTAAGAATTCCATTATTTCCCAGGAAGAAATTATGTTGTCCTGGAACGATAAATCGATGTGTATAAAAGGCGAAGACGTAGATCTTATAATTACACTGTCAGAAGGTAAGATTCCGGACGTAGATCGCTTATTTAACGGAATCGATAAAACTTCGGCCACTATATACGCAACCGACAAAGACGGCCTTCTTCCGGCACTGAAACGAATTTCTGTGCTAAGTGAAAAAAATTGCGAAGCAATGTTAATGTCGTTTACCGATGAGGTTCTTAAAATGACAATGGATAACACCGCCTTCGGCTACGGTGGTAAGGAAGAAATCCCGGCAAAATTTGAAGGAGAAGCAATCGATATTTATTTTAATTCTACACAGTTAAAAAATATGGTTGCTGCACATGATGGCGATTTTACGATGTATTTGGTAGGACCTAAAAAATCTGTTTTAGTGGAAAGTGAAGGAATTCGCGGACTGTTGCAGCCGGTTGTATCATTTCCACAATAACGTAAATATGAACAAAGAATATTTAGATTTTTTGGAAAAGAAAAAGCACTCTATAGGTGATTTTGGCTTCACGCCTAATTTTATTCCCGATTGTGCATTTGATTTCCAAAAGTTTATAATCTAAAAATCGGTACGTAAAGGACGAATAGGAAATTTTGTAGATACTGGATTAGGTAAAACCCTGATCCAGATTTCTATCGCTCGTAACGTCATTCAGCATACAAATAAAAATGTACTGATACTTACGCCGTTGGCCGTTGGTTTTCAATTCATAAAAGAAGCCGAAGACCGCGACATTACCGACGATATCCAGATAACAAAAGATGGAAAATTTACCAAAAAGATTGTTATTTGTAATTACGAACGTTTACATTATTTGAACCACCGGGACTTCGAATGCGTTATTTTGGATGAAAGTTCTATTTTGAAGAATTTCGACGGTAAAATAAAAAACCAGATAACTTCGTTTATCAAAAAAATACCGTATCGTTTTCTGTCTACCGCGACACCCAGTCCAAACGATTTCATAGAATTGGGAACCAGTTCCGAAGCGTTGGGTTATATGGGTTATATGGATATGTTGGGTAAGTTCTTCAAAAATAACCAGAATTCAGTAGACAGTACAAACCGGAACATTGGAGAAAAGTTTTATTTGAAACCGCATGCGGAAAAGGATTTCTTCGCCTGGGTTAACCAGTGGTCGATTATGTGTAAAATGCCTTCAGATTTGGGATTTTCAAACGATAGGTTTATTCTTCCGAAATTGATTATAAATAAACATTCTGTCGAAAACCCGTCAAAATTGATTATTAACGGACAGGAGCAATTATTTAACGCCGTAGCTAAGTCAATGTCCGAAGTAAAAGTGGAGCAAAGACAAACCATCGTACAACGTTGCGAAGAAGCGGTAAATTTGACCGGAAATAAAGTTTCTGTGTATTGGTGCAACCTTAACGATGAATCAGCACTTTTAAAAGAATTGGATCCGGATGCTTACGAAATAATCGGAAAAATGTCCATCGACAAAAAAGAAGATATTCTTATGAATTTCGCCAATGGAAACATCGATCGGATTATTACAAAGGCGAAAATGACCGGTATGGGTTTGAACTGGCAACACTGCAACCATTCTACATTTATGCCTACCTGGAGTTACGAACAATATTACCAGGCTTTGCGTAGATTTTGGCGCTTCGGTCAAAAGCGCGAAGTTACCATCGATTTGATTGTTTCGCACGGACAGCAGCGCGTACTGGACACGATAGAGCAGAAAACACAAAAAGCGATTCAATTGCACCAGAAACTTACCGAAAACGTTAACAGCACCTTCGAAAACGTTACCAAAGATTTCAACAAGGAAATAATAAAACCAAACTTCTTATAAAATGACAAATAAAGTAAAGGATCAATTCGTAAATGAGAATTACGCCATATATAATTCTGACTGTATGTTAGTATTGCCTACGTTGGAAAGCGAAAGTATTGATTTATCGGTATATTCTCCACCGTTTGCAGGATTGTATAATTACAGCTCGTCCGAAAATGATTTTTCCAACTGTGAAAGCAAAGAACAGTTTTTGGAACAATATGATTTTTTGATTTCTGAAATGGCACGGGTTACAAAACCAGGGCGTATAAATGCTGTACACTGTACCGATGTTTTCGATAACACCTGCCATCTTTGGGATTTTCCACACGAAATAATCAAATTACATGAAAAACACGGTTTCGAATACCGTAACCGGATTACGATATGGAAGGAACCGTTAAAAGTCCGTATGCGTACTATGGTTCAAAGCCTTATGCACAAATTCATAGTGGAAGATACTGCGAAATGCTTTACAGCTATGCCGGATTACATGCTTATATTTACGAAAAAAGGTGAAAACAAAGTTCCGGTTACGCACCCGTTCGGATTAAAACACTATGCCGGAGAAGTTCCGATTATTCCGAATATTTTACGCGCCTGGAATAACGCAAACGGTTCCAATTTCAATGAAGACCAGTTATGGGAATACTTAAAAATGAAGTTTGACGACCACACGGACCCGAAAAGTAATAAGTTATCGCACTACATTTGGCAGCGTTACGCTTCGAGTGTTTGGGACGATATCCGAATAGACAATGTTTTACCGTTTCGGGATTCTAAAGAGGAAGACGACGAAAAGCACGTACACCCGCTTCAATTAGACGTTATCGATAGAATTGTAGATTTGTATTCAAATCCCGGCGAAGTTGTTCTTACGCCATTTATGGGCGTTGGTTCTGAAGTTTACAGCCCTGTTTCAATGGGAAGAAAAGCCATAGGTATTGAATTGAAAGATTCCTACTTTAAACAGGCAAAAATAAACTTATCGTTAGCCAACGAAAGATTTAAAAATGTAGTGGAACAGGATAGCTTATTTTTACAAGATGGCATTTAGACCAGATCCCAAACCGGAACCGAAGGAAAAAAAGAAGTACGTTTTCCCACCACGCAAGCCAATAGCGAAGCAGACGGCAAAGAATAAGCAGAAGCGCCAGATCGACCGTGCGGGTTATCCGCAATTTTTTAAGGGATTGATCTCCGCAGCTTCGGAAGTCGACACGCGGTGCGACAACTGCGGAAGCGTACTGCATTCGCCCAACGCAAGTAACTTCGCCCATATCCTATCCAAACGGTTACACGTTGAGGTTTCCACCAACCCGCAGAACATTATAAAACTTTGCGGGCTGTGGGATCCTGGAACGTGCCACCAGGACTTCGACAGTAGTCTTTCGAAACGGGAATCGATGCCGGTATTTAAACAGGCCGCACAGCAGATCCACGAAATACGCCATTTGGTTATCAATCAAAGCAAGGAAATCGACCAGATAGACCAATTTTTAAAAACCAACCAGTAATAATAAAATCTATGAATAACATATCTTTGTTTTCCGAATAATGGATCCCGCAAAACTTAACAGAATCGATTCCGCGTACGGTCCGCACTTGGAATACTTCGCCAATATGTTTGGAATAGACCAAAACGGTTACACGCAGTACGACGCAGCGGAAAAGTGGCGGGAATTTGATGCAATTGGTAAACCAGGCGCACCGAACGTCTTCTGGCGCCCTTTGGTACTGGTAGGAATCGAACATAACAACAACTGGAATAAGATAACCCAGGACACCCGCCCGCCCGCCCATTCCGACGAATTCTGGATTATTTCCGAAGGCATTACGCAAAGTTACCGTGGTCGCCTCCAGGATTTCCCGCAAAAGATTACACACTGGCAATACAATAAACCGCCGTTATCGGCTAAATGGTAACAAATGAACCAACTTAAAGAGTTTTTCGAATACATTTTTAATGCGATCAAAGTATGGATTATTATCCAACCCTGGGAACAAGGTATTCGCGTTCGCAGCGGAAAAACCATAAAAAAACTGGTAGGCGGTATTTATTTCCGGATTCCTTATATCGATAGCGTTTACGTACAGGAATGCCGCCTTCGTATCGTTAATTTAGGAATGCAGACACTTACGACAAAAGATGGCAAAACCGTTACGATAAATAGCGTACTGGGTTATTCGATTGACGACATAGAAAAACTTTACCAGACGCTATTCCACCCGGAAACCACTGTCGCCAGTATGGCGATGGCAGAAATAAGCGATTACGTTTACGCAAACGATTTGGCCTACATAAGTTCCGACAGTATAGAAAAGGCGTGCGTAACGAAATTAAGCGGAAGCGAATTCGGTTTAAAGTTTGAGCACTTGAAACTTACAAATTTCGCCGCAGTTAGAACATTCCGGTTAATACAGGATCAACAGTCGTGGATAAGTAACGATGTGGAAATGAACAAAAAGAAATAATTTTAAACTAAATACCAATGACAACAACCCATTTTTTATTATTGATTTTAGCGGTAATAGTCGCAATTTCATTTCTTATTTATTTCATTAATCATAAACCGAAACGTCCTGAAGACTGCGAATGTTATATTTCATGCGAAGGCTGCGGTAAAAGTTTTGACATGGATTTAATGCAAAGTGATTCCGATAGTAACTGGCTTTGCACCGACTGTTACGGTGCAATGATGGAATATTTTAAGACCTGGATTTGTAAGGGTTGCGGAAAAGTACCTGGTGCGGGTGTAGAATGGGCGTACGATAATTTCTGCCAATTATGCGAATCCAAAAAAATGATGGCACATAACGCCAGAATTAGGAATCTTTACCAATTCGATAAGATTTATTTCGAAAACGAAATTATTCCGTATGAAATAAAAGCCATTTCAGATCGTTACGCTGTTTGCGTCCGAAAATTAAACAAAGAACACGATTACGATCTTTTGAGTTTCAAAGTAGAAATGCAGGCATATTTAACAATCGATTCCGCTTACGAAGCGCTGAAGGATGAATGTGTATATTCGTTAGTCGATTTCTGGGAAAGAAAACGTTCGCCAGATAACTATGGCTGTAAATTCGATTACGATACACAGGAAGGCTGTAACGAAGCCCTGGACGAACTTATTTCGGGTGAAGTAGAACTTTCCAGACGTAACGAAACGTTTTTACATATAGATTACACCCGAACCCGATACGCCAATCTTAAAACACCGCCAGAAGACAGATAATTTATAAAATATTTTGAATATTAAATTTAATGTTTATATTTGCTGAAATAAAAAGTATTAATCTAACCAAAAATTAACATGAAAAAAACCATTACTATACCTGCGTGGCTGTTGGTTGTTATTGGAATTGTCGCTGCGTTTGCTGTATTATACGCTATTGGTGTTTTTGATTCCAACGACATTAAAGCCGCAGAATCCAATAAAGACACCGCTAAAAAGATTGTTGACACTCTTACCAATAATCGCACCACTACAATTGCGACCGCTTCAGAAAACAGCTATAAAAGCACTGAAATAGCCACCGAATTAATTAAAAACTTACCAGATGAAAAATACAATGTTATTCGCGATACTTCTGTCGATTACATGTTCCGTAAAATCACAGAATAACACCCGCCCAATTACCGACAACCAAATCCGCACCGCTTATGCCAAAGTAATACGTGGTGAGCAGTGCGAACAAAAACTGGATTCAGCTCGTAATGTAGCCTTCGGACTTTTTAAAGTCGTTACGGATCAAAACGAAACGGTACAGAAGGCTTTTAAAATGATTTCTGCCCAGAACGATAGTATAGCGGTTGCAAATAATCGTTATATTCAAACATCCGTTAAATACCAGGAAGCTAAAGATAAGGATCGCCCGTGGTATGAATGGCTTATATTGGCTGCGGCGATCGCACTTGGAATAGTAATAGCAAAATAATAATTATGAACCAGACACCAAAACAGGACCACAGCGACGAAACTACGCAAATATGTTCTTCGATTCGCGATAATACATGGGACGAAGCAGTTAAGGAATTCTATAAAAACAATCCAACAAAATCAACAGAAAATGAAGATAGGAACTAAATCTGTTTTATTCGGTGCTCACTGCTTTTTATTGCACCCGATATTTGTTGCTGTAGCTTGGACGAAGCTATATGGTTTCCCGTTGGATCTGCGAATCTGGATCGCTTTTTTTGTTCACGATTTAGGCTATTGGGGTAAACCCAACATGGACGGTCCGGAAGGTGAAACCCATGTGGAATTAGGTGCTATGCTTATGCATTTATTCGACGGATTTAAATTAGAAAAGAAAATTATTCTATATGCTTCTGAAGAAGAAATTTACAATGTTTTGTCAGAAGGTTGGAAAATGAAATCTGTAGCAGGTCCCGCAGTTCATTTTACCCGTTGGGTGCGTTCTACATATTGGCGTGATTTTTCGATGTACCATTCGCGATACTATGCCAAAAAACACAATGCACCGCCTTCGAAGCTATGTTTTGCCGACAAACTGGCGTTTTGCTATACGCCAAGATGGCTTTATCTTCCAATGGTGAACGCAACAGGTGAAATACAGGAATATCTGCGAAATGCGAAGAAATCAGAATCCAAACACTGGAAACCGGTAGAAGGCCAACGGATTTGGCACGCCCAATTATGTGAATATATGGAAAATTGGGTTAATGAGCACAAAGACGGCCGCGACGATACTTGGACCGATTCCAATAGAAACGCCAAAACAGATAGCGGCGTAACATCATAAAACAACTATTAAAACCCGATTGCAAGGAATCATTGCTATAATAATTATGACTTGGAAACAATTAATCGATTTTGGAAATAGCTTACCAGAATCAGAATGGCCAAAAAATGTTATCCTTTGGCGTGAAGCCGAAGCAATTTCGGATATTAGCGCCGAGCAGCTTACGGAAAATCATTACATAAGCGATAACCACGACGAAGGATGTATTCCTGAAACAGAAGCGTTAAGCGCTATCAAAAATGATCCCGAAGATTTTCCAAACGGAATTTCTGATTTCACAAAAGTTTACGACAAAGGAACTCCTATTCTTCACGAAAACTTCTAAAAAATAATCTGCTATCGGTATTAACGATGGCAGGTTTTTAGTTTGTATTTTTTTTACATTTACTGAATGATAGAAATAAGCCCTAAAAGCGTACAGGACGCGATCGAAAAAATAAAAAAGGAGTATAGCCACGTTTCGGGCGATATTCTTAATCAGGCCGTTTCCCGTGCTTTGAATAGGTCTGCTTCACAGGCCAGAACTGCGGCAAATCAGCAAATCCGTAAAAACTACAATATTTCAGCCGCAAAAATCAATAATGAATTTAATATAAAGAATTCCAATGCTA